ATATTAAATGTGTCATAGATTGCCTTTTCTCCTGGTAGATAGAGTTCTACGAATGGAGTTGGCATAGGAATTTCTGTGAGCGAAATGCCTGGAAGATTTGCACTATTGCAAAAATATGTGACACCAGGAAGTCTTGAAAATGTGACACGGAACTTCGTGCTTTGCAATAAATCTGGGTTGATAGGATTACGGTTGAGTACTGTCATTTAAAATCCTCGAACGATACAGATATTTAGTGCATAAAAAAGGGGGAGCATTTCTGCTCCCCCCAGTTCACTTTGCCTTATTAGTATTATTAATTGGCAATAATATTACTGAGCAACATTCAACACTGCGAACTTGCGGTAGTAGACATTTGTATTTGTCGTAATAGCGCCGTTTAGTGAAGCATTGCCACCACCTGCGAATGGATTTGAGACCATGCCGTAGCGAGTCTTGAATCCAACCTTTGGCTGGTAGTTGTCTGGGTCGATAGCACGAACCATCTGTAGAGGAACATATGGGCAGTAGAACAAGCCAGCGTCATATGGTGACGATCCCTTGTATCCAACTACGACATAGTCTGTACCGACTACTGAGTATGGGTCAACATAGACCTTGATGCGTCCGAATAGGGTACCTGCGAAGGTGTTACCTGTATCGTCAACAGTTAGGTTTGTGTTGTTTGATAGTGCTGAGTTGTAGTCAAGAAGACCAGTCATTGCTAGAGCAGATGCAACATCGGTTGAAACGATGAGCATGTTACCCTTACCACGACGAGTATCCTTTGCAATCTTGTTGCTTGCGCGCTCGACTGCGAATAGGAGGCTCTTGTACTTCTCAACCTGCCAGCGACCTGATGTATCAGTGTTGCTTGATAGGTTGAATACTGCAGTTGCCGCACCTACGATACCAACATTGGCTGTAGCATAGACTGTACGAACAACTTCACGATTGATTTCAGCAAGGATTTCAGTTGAGAGGATGTTTGTTAGTTCCGTCTCAGCGTCAAGACCATGAATAGCCTTGAGGTCCTGTGCCAATTCCATCGTGTAAGAAGCCTGTAGACCACGAGTCTTAGCAGTGACAGATACGCGCTCGATTGAGAACGCCATATTTGCCATGTTCTTCGTCTCGAAGTTAGCTGTTGAATCGCCAGTACCTGTATTAGCAGTTGTCATTGAAGCGACATTTGCTGATAGATCGCTACGAACATTGGCGATGTCGCCGATTGTTCCTGCGAATACTGTGTTGGCTTCGTTGAAGAATGCTTCCGTATTACTACTTCCTGGACCGTCATACTTGCTGCGCATTGCAAAGATAAGTCCTGTTGGACCTGTCATTGGCTGCACGCCGCAGATGTCATATGCCATTAGGTTTGGAAGAGCGCGACGAACTAATCCGATTAGGATTGGGTCGAAGCCCTGGATGTTGCCTGAAGATGGTGATGTTGGAGCAACATTGATTGGTGTTGCTTCGAACAAGCGGCTCATATTAGCTGCTTCTTCTTGTACGGCTCGCTCTTGGTTCTCTAGAACTAGTGCAGTAACAGCGCGCTTGTATGGGTCGCTGATCTTTGGGAGTTCTGGGTGATCAAGAACTGGAGCCCACTTCTTTGCATGTGTTTCATTTAGATACATGTTAGATTTCTCCGTTCAAGTTAAAAATGTCACTTTGGGAGTGACTTGGAAATTGCCTTAACATAATGTGACATAACGCCTGTTGCGACTACTTCTGGTGTTTCTTCGGAAACCGTCGTTTCCTGTACAGCCTTAACCTCACTTTTCACTTTATTGGCTGGGAAGTAGTTCTCGCGAATTACTGCGAGTTTATTATTAAACTCACCCTCTGTGGTGAACTCCACGCCCTCTGCGAGCGATTTCATTTTGCCGACTTGTACTTCGGTTAGACCTTCACAAATCTTGCGAATTGCTTCGTGCTTCTTTGCAGCATTTAGTTCTTCTGATAGATTTACAACTGCTGCTTCATAAGCGGCAACTGATTCTTCCATCTCAACAACCTTGGCAGCAAGTTCTTCAGCGACTTCTAGTTTCTCTTCTGGGATATCGATGTAGTGCTCTGTGAAGAGATTCTTTAGACCGTTAATGAAGTCTTGAGTCAACTCTGCACGGAGACCTGATTCGATTGCCACTGTGTTGTTTTCCATCCATTGCTCGACAACATAGTTGAGATACTCATCAACTTGTGTTGCTAGGTCTGTCTTGATTTCTTCAACAGCCTCTGCTAGGATTGCATCGTTATCAGCAACGACATCTTCAACGATCTTCTCGACGCGAGACTGAACGGCTGCTTCGAAAATGGTTGTAGCCTTTACACGGAAATCTTCTGATAGGGATTCGCCGTTGAATAGAGCATTGACATCTTCTGCCATTGAGCCTTTATGCTTGGCAACCATGTCCATTCTCATTTTCTTCTTGGCTTCTGCAAGGGCTGCTTCATCCATTTCTTCCATGTTGTCTTCTTCTTCGTCGCTTGACTCAGCGAGATCAGCCTCGACTTCTTCCATGGCTGGAGTCCTTACAGACTTGGCGTCGCCTTTAGCGACTGGCTTTGGTGCTACATCAACGGAAGCAGACTTTTTGCCGACTTCGCCACCCGCTGGGTCTGTGTCTGTTTCACCACCGAGATCTTCTTCCGCGCCTGGTAATTTTTGCGCTGGTTCCCTGCTTACAGATGCAAGCGATGATTTTAGGATTTCAGCAGCAGATTCTGATAATGTCTTACTCATTTGTTTTAACTCCTAAAGAAGTAATATTATTTATAAAATTTAAAGTTTTGACACGAAGTTCGTAAAGATCTTCAGCGCAACTTCATCTAATTGCTTTTGACGAGCATTCTTAATATCTTCATAGTAACGATTAATGTCAATTTCCTTGACCTTGCCGTTATCCCATACCCATTCCTTGCCTTCCATAATGCCCTGAACAAAAGCGCCTGGAGCGGACGGATCCGCTACGATATCTGCCGCTGTGGCTAGATAGTAATCGTCTTGCACCACATTGACACCATTCACTTCTTTAAGTGAACCCATGCCGCGTGATGATACACCAAGAGTTGCACCGCCTTCCATAAGGGACTTGGCGATTTTACCCATTGGTGTTTCAAGGATTTTTGCCTTACCGATCCACTGATTACCTTCCTGCTTGAGTGAGGTGATCAAGTGTGATACTCGGTCTAGGTTGATTGACGGAGAATCAGGATGACCTAACTCACCGAATGCACGGTTTTTCGTGACATATTCTTCGTTGTAACGACCAACTTCTTTTGCGAGAGTATCAGTCTTATACATACGACCATTACGGTTCTTCATTTCTGCTACGAGAAATGGACCTTGAATGAAGAGAGACTTCACACCGTTCTTTTCTTCGGTGATGAGTTTTACTTCTTCAATTGTTTCTGTGATTAGTTTCATCTATTTTAACCCCAATGACTGCCTACGACGCATTGATCTTTTTCTTTTTATTAATGCGCGAGCGGCTTTTGCTTTGCGCTTAATTTTTGCTTTTCGTTGTGAGATACGACGCTTTAATTTTTCAGCAGATGTCATGCGCGTAACCTTACCACCACGAATTGTGTATCCTTTAACAGCCGAGAACTTTTTTCTTCTCTGCACTGTCACTTTACCCTTTACAGTTCTCACACGGGCACGAATAAGTTTAGTGCGCCCCATACGAACCACATTACGGTTCTTTTTTACCGCTTCAACAATAATATCTTTAATAGCGTTTAAGATGTTGCTCATTTGTTTATGCTAAGATTGACCTTGCTTAATGCAAAGTGTGCTGCTTTTGTGAATCCTTTTGGATTGGTGAGCATCTCTTGAAACTTCTTTTTATTCTCATCATTTAGCGCACCGTGAACCATATGAATGGCTTTTGCTGCGCCGTGACTAACCTTGAGTTTAGAACCATCCTCAAACTTCATGTGTTTTGCCGTAGCACTAGGTGATTCTTGTTGTGCATATGCAGCAACTTGTTCAAAACTTTCCATAATCCCTTCTGAAACACCAGTAAGTTCTTGCTCTGGACCATTTGAAGAATATGGCACAGTAAAAGATAATCCTAGTTTTTCGTTCTTATACAATGCAACTCTTTTGCCGTCGGGGAAAATACGAATTCCCTGACGCTTTAGAATCAACATCATTGGAGGATCGTTGAATGTTGCCTCGCTAATATAGTCGTCGCGAGAAACTTCATATCCGTTTTGAATATTACGGCGAACTGCAGTAACAGATTGCTGTGAACCAATTGCAGCATCAGATGCTGATTGATAGTAGCGATTTAGAACATCGCGCTGATTTCGTGGGAGTTTTGCAACATCACCAACTTTAGCATGACGCGCCATTGCAATTTTAAGTGCAGGCAACTCACTGGCTTTCATCAAGCCACTGCGAACCAACTGAGCAATGCGCTGAGCGTTAGTTCTGTTCTGTTTCTGCAGGTTCTGCTGTTGTTGCATCGGATTCGATGTCTGTTGATCCATCTGTTCCGTCAACTTCAAGCGTAGCGTCTGTAGGTTCATCTGTTTCTTCTGTGCCTAATAGGTTAGATGCGATTTCTACTTTCTTAACTTCTAATGCGTCTGCGACTTTAGTTGCCATAGCAGCATTAAATGCTGTTTCTAGCGCGTCTTTGTCACCAGCGATTGCCAAATTTACTAATTCTACAGTATCCATAATATCTCCAATTATTTAGCCAATTGTGATTTAAACATCTGATTGATGTCGTTTGTTTGCGGAGCAGCAGCAGGTCCCATTGGTGCAGCAACTGGAGCAACTCCACCTGCAGCCTCTGGCATTACTGGCTCATCTTCTCTTTCTTGCTCAATTTGTCCGACAATCTCTTCGATCTCTTCTTCGTCGAGGTTCAATACCTTCTTGCGGATATAATCCTTCGAGAAATAGACACCGACATAAGGATCGATTCTCTGCATAATATCTAATCTTGCTGTTAACAATTCTGCGTTCTTAAGTTCAGCAAAATTGTTATCCTTAAGAAAATCGTAGTGAATCTTTTGTTTCAACTCTTTCCACTCATCGACTGAGCAAATGCCCTTGAGTGCTAGTTGACGCTCCATTAGTTCGTCGAACATCAATGTAAATTTCGAACGAAGTTTGTCAATAAATTTCATAAACTTCAGTTCATCGCGAGTGATCTCTGATGCACGACCAAGGCTAAAGCCAGTTTGTGGCTCAAGTCTTGACACAGGAACATTCAATGACTTGTATAGTTTTTGTTCGAAGTAACGAACATCAGCCAGTTCGCCAAGATTCTCACCAGCAGGAAGAGTTGTAATCTCTGTAGACTTACCTTCACCGCGACGAGGAATCCAAAAGTCTTCCATCATTGACATAAACTTACGATCGTCTCTAACTTCACCAGTAGAACTATCGTAAACAACCTTGTTTCTAAACTTTGTCATGAAGTCCTTTAGATATTGGTCTGCCTTTGTCTTGGGTAGATTACCAACATCAATGTAGAATACACGACGCTCTGGTGCGCGAGAGATACGATAGATAACAATCGCGTCTTCGACCATGCGAAGTTGATTCAACGGTTTGATGGCTTTATGAAGGTATGACATGACCATACTTCTCTTTGGGTCCATCAACCCAGAGTTAACATTTACAACGGCATCAGCAGCAATCTTCACACCAGAATCTGATGGTGAAGAGACAAATGTTTGTCCCGTTTGCGTTGCCTTTTCGTTGTAGACATAAAAGTCACGAGAGCCAGTTACAACTTCAACTCCCGTTCTTGGGTCTCTTTTCTTATCAAGAATTCGAACCTTTTTGACCTTACGAGGGTCAAGATACACTAATTCTCGAATGCCAATTTTTGGTTGCTTTTCGTCAATGAGAACTTGATAAAACAATCTACCGTCGATATACCATTGACGGAAAATGTCATTGCCGTTGTTTGAGAAGTCCATTAGTCTTAGGACATTATCAAACTCTGCGCGAATCATGTCTTTGATGTTATCTGGCTGGTCTAGATCGTCAAGAATGATTGTGACGGATTTGCCTTTCTCGTCGTGCACAACTGATTCATTCACGATGTCATCAATAGCAGACTCGAGTTCTGGCTGCATTGCCATCTCGCGATATCTTGTGATAAGATCGTTTTCTGTTTTGAATGAGGAATCAAGATCTAGATATGTGCCAAAATAACCACCAGAGGTAATAGTCACTGCACCATCATCAGTAGTTGGTGCAGTGACTGCTGGTTGCAATACCTCTGTGGATTTATCTCGGCTTATCTCGAATCCGAATAGTCTAATCCCTGCCATATATTAACTCCATGATAAAATAGTAACCAGAGTGATCAAACAACGCTTTCGGCTGCTGCTTCCCACCACTGATATGCAAAAGTCACTGAGTATTCTTCGATCGAATCATTGTTGCCCCAGTCGAGATCGATTGGTGCGAGGTCATTTGGGAACATGCCTACAAACTTATATTGCTTGATGATCTTACCTGTCTTGCCATAGTGCTTGACAAAGGCATCAGTTCCATAAGATGTTGGCGTTGCTGCTGCAGCAGAGCGAGTATTGAAGCGATGAGAATTGATCCCATTCATCCATCTTTCGAAGGCATTGCGAACAACGAAATCTTCGTCGTTCAATACTGTTACAGTCCAGTCAGCAAATGTACGATTGCCAGCGAACTTTACTTCGCGACCGAAGTATTGTACTGGCACTACACCAACTGTAGATCCTGGAATCTGTGCAGTTTTACAGACGAAACGCAGTTTTCTTGCTGCGTTTCCTGGCTGTGCAAAGAATGGAAAATTCATCTCAACTTCAAACAGATTGGCTCTTGCGCCGTCAAACTGCATTTGAGAACGAAATTCAGATACATTAAAAGCCATTGTATTCTCCTGACTTTATCCTATTCTATTTATTAGAAGCGTCCAACGATCTCGTCGAAGGCAACGCCACTGCGAACAGCGACAAAGTTCAACTGGATGAAGTTTACGCTTCTTGCTGGTTTGACATAGATATCGCCGACAAACTCGTTGCGGTCAATGACACCTGCTGTATTGTTTGTTTCGTCACAAACAACACGGAAGTCAAAGATACCACGACGACCCTGTACATCTCTCAAGAATGGTTCCACAAGGGCAACAAACTGTGCTCTTGTAAACTCATCGTTGAATTCGAAGAGGCTAGATCTTGCTGCTGAAGAGATTGCCTTTTCTAGTACAATGAACAAGCGGCGAACATTGATGCGGTCAAATGCGCTTGGGCGACCCTGTAGAGTCTTATCTCCAAAGAGAACTGTACCCTCTCCAGGGAACGATACAACAGGATTTACGCCAGACTTGTATAGCGTATCGCGCTCTGATTGCGTTGGATTCAATCCTAGTTTGACTAGATTACGAATCTGACCACGATTTAGACCAGCAGGTGAGAACCATGGGTCGCGTTGTAGGTCTGTACGAACGCAGAGACCAGCAATGTCAGCATTGAGTGGAACCCAACGGTAAACATCACTGTACTTGTCGTACTGATACTTCCAACCCGAGTCCATTACACCGTATGAGGTGCTAGTTAGCGCGTTGCGATAGTTGACAACTGCAGAAGCAGAGGCTTGTGTACCAACAACATTTGCTAGGGCTGGCGATACGAAGGCAACGCAGTCCTTACGAGCAGAGGCAACTGTTAGATATTGATTTGCTACTGTAGCAGCATCAACTGCTGCGTTAGCGCCAACGCCGCAATCTCCAGCGAATAGCAAGGAGATGTCAACCTTCTCAGCATTGTTGAATAGGTTGATTGCTGTTACTAGATTTGCCTGAGTCGCAGAACCATCAGCACCATTTGATAGTGATACCGTTGAGACTGCTGGCTGGTGGAACTTGTCACCAGAAGCATTTACTGTTGAAACTGTCTGACCCCATGCATTTGTAGCATTTGAACCAGCAGCATGTCCTAGCCAGTGAATCCACTGTGAGTTACGGAATAGAACTTCCTTGTAATAGATTGAGGAACCGTCGTCTCCGCGAGCATCGCTTGCCTTGGATAGATTTGCCCATCTTTCTAGAACTGTATTTGCTGTTCCTGTTAGGAGACCATCTTCGTCAACCACGACAACATGGAGTTCGTCCTTGAGGTTGTTGTTTCCAGTTGTTGCAGCAGCATAGTTCGAAGTATTTGGTGCAGCATCAAAGTATGAGGCATAAATCCAGTTAGAGAATGTTGAACCATCAGCGCAGACAGAAACACGAAGCGAATTACCAACCGCACCAGGATATCTTGCTGACCACTGTACGAGAGTGTTTGATGCAGAGTACTGGTTGTTGAAGTAATCTTCGTCATTAGCGATGGTAATAAAGTGGCTTGTGTTAGAAACAGCATTGTTAGATGCGTTTGCACCAGCCGTTGGATTAAGCACACGAATGACGCGAAGGTCGTTACCGTAAGCAAGGAAGTTTGCAGCAGATAAGAACGATCCTGCTGTATTTGCATCTGGTTCAAAAAACTTCTGAACTAGATCTGATTCGCTTGAAACTTGGATGATTGTATTTGCTGGACCCCAGCGAAATACGCCAACCGTTGCGCCAGTTGATGTACCAACTGCTGGAACGGATGTTGTTAAATCAATTTCAGAAGTGTTCACTCCTGGAGAAACTAAAAATGCCATGGTTTTACTCCTGTTTGGGAGAATAGAAATTCTACGGTTTATTTAGTATTTTGAAGGTTCTAACGATCCACGACCTTCCAAACTGAACCGCCAGACACGAAATCGAAATCTGGATTATCAACATCTAGATGACCCGCCATAGGCAATGGAAGCGCATCTTCTTCAATCTGCTTCATTTGGTCTTCATATAATCGTTCTTTTAGGTTTGTATTGGTCAAATCTGCGAAAAAGGCTTGGTTGGTCATCCATGCGAATAACACCAAACACATTACCAAGTCGTCATGGCTACCCTCTTCTGCCTCAAAACTGGTGCCTTTAGCAATAAAGGTGGATAGTTCTGCAATTGTGTCAAAGTCTTGAATGAGTAATTTTTGCTGTTCGATTAAACTTTTAACAATTGAACAACCCAGACGCTTGACAGATTTGGTCGTACGAACACCGCGATTAGACTTGTTACCGTATCCCCAGGTCAGAGCGATCTTATTTTTAATTTCAACGGTCGATAGAATGTTCTCATATTCATAATCTTCAAAGAGGCTATCCACAACCTGTTGACCGTTATCATTAATTTCTACCAATGCATATGCTTGATTGTAGTAATCGCCCAGTTTCTTTATGATTGATGGATAAACCAATGGGCTGATATTGTTATCTTTGTATGTGGCTACAAGTTTATATGGGATGGCGCAGTCAATCACCACACAGGCTGAGTAGTCTAGACCCTTGCCTCTTGATGTGTCAGCAATAATGACATAATTATGCCCCTGCTGTGGTTGCTCATAGATCTTGATGCCGTTCTCAGAAAGGTGCATTGGTTTGACAAACGCAAGAGATTTCAGCGCCGCCGCTGATAGCAGTGTGCCAGCCGATCCCATAAACTCACATTCCATTTCCTGAAGGAACTTTTCTTCACCAAGAACTCTGCGCTGTTCATCTGCCCATTTCTGGTCGCGACCTGGAACCTGACGCCAGTTGGCTTCGATATGCTTGAATCCGTTTTGACCCTCAACAGCCTCCGTCCACATTCTATAATAGTGGTTCATGCCATTTGGTGTGGAAGAAATTAGAATCTTTGACTGTGTACCAGAGGAGATAGTTGGATACACAGAGGTGAAGAACTCTTCGGCAATATTGCTAGGAACGAACGCGAACTCGTCAAGATATAGCAGCGAGATAGAGTAACCACGAATCGCGCTAGAAGCAGTTGATGATGCAAGAACGCGGCAATTATTTTCTAACTCAATGTCGCCCTTGTTCCAAGTCTTAACACCTTGTTGCAGCCACAATGGCAATGACTCATATGCGATTTTAATGCGATTCAGAATTTCGCGAGCCGTGGGTGCTTTGTTCGCCAAAATTGCTACGAATTTGTCTTCATTGAACAGAATATACCAAAGGATATATCCAACGACCATTGTGGTCTTGCCAACCTGACGACCAGCCTTTACTATTACTCGGCGATTGTCATTGATATCTTGGACGGCTTGCTTTTGAAATGGATACAGAGAAATCTGCACGAAACCTTTATCAAGAGTAATAATCTTGACATAGTTCTCGATAAAGTATAATGGATCTTTCGCACACTTGACATACTCGCGGACCTGATCTTCCGTGAGCGACAACTGCATGTTGATCCGCTTTAAGTTGGGATTCCCCAAATAATTTTTAATTCTAGTCGGCAGATTCATTCTTTAATCTTTTAAGTAGATCTGCAGTAGAGCCAACGAACACAGCCTTGTCGATTGCGATATTAGTATTAGTAGGCGCTGCTTCTTTGGGCTGTAGTTCTTTTTGTTGTCGTTGTAGAATCATCAGTTTCTCTGTGACATCAGAGAGATTCTTAATCATATTTGCAGCGACTTCGTATGCGCGAGGATGATTTGATTCTTTAGCAACTTCAAGAATACCTTCTAGGGCTTCGTTGCCTTTTTCGATTAGATTGTAGTAATTTGAGCGCGAATAATCTGCGTCTGGATTTTCTGTGTGCGACTGGTGTACTGTTATAGGCTTGTCGTCTTTTACAACAGGAATATACTCAGTATCCAGTATGTCACTTAATTTATTATTTGTGTCGCTCATAAATTATGTAATATTTGGATATTCTTCGATAGTCTGTGTAAATCCAAAGTCGTCATTTGCATTGGCAGTTGATGGATCTGGAATCACAGTCAGATTTACAAGTTGATTATCGTTCAAGTCAAATGTATTTATTCTATACGCAGTGTTAGTCACCGCGCCAGTGAGTTTCTGGTTTGCGATTAGCACACCACTCACATCAACAACAACAATTTGATTAGCAACATTATCCCAAGATTCCACGAAACCAGAAGCATTTGCTCCATTAACAGTTCTGCCTTGGAATACTAGTTCGCCAATCTTGTAATCACCAGAGCCAGCGGTCAGATTAATCTTTCGCTCGCTGGTCTGTAGATATGTGCTATCATATGTGTTTGCGGTAGACTTACGAATAATCTTTGTATTGCTATTGATTGGACCATAGAGATATGCCTTAACAGTAAACTGTAAAGTCCATACTAGAGTTCTTAGTTCTTCGCCCGTACCCACATCACCCGTTACTGAGTAATCAACAGACTCAAGAATAATAGGCACATCGACATTGCTACCAACATCAGCAAGATCTAGTGTGAGCGTATAGTCTGGTGAGAAATATGGGAGAATCTGTTCGATTAATTGTGTGCCGTCTTCAGTGTTTCGAACAAAAAGGTTCAACTGAAAATTGTAGTTATACGGAGCAACATATGCAGACTTAACAGTTGTGTTAGAACTTGGGCTAAACTCTTGAGAGAAATTATTTCTTTTGCGAAGAGGATCGTATGTGATTGATGTCAACTCAAACGACATACGAGGCAATGTGATCTGCGTTCTTTGGTCCAGCCCAGGATCTTGCACTAGACGCTGGTAGTATTTTTCTTTAGCCATGTAAGACAGCGGAACAGTGATTCTTTCAATCTCTGTTGTTCCTGCCTTATTGTATCTGACAAGGCGAAGATTGTTGAACATCGAGCCGAATGCTACGACTAACTTTCTAGTGATTCTGTGATAAAAGTGTTGGCTAGAAAGCATTATGGTTCACCAAATGGATTTGCTTCAGTAAAGTCAATAATATTATCTGCTTCTGTTTCGATGCGCACATTGTCATCAAAGCCATCGTTCGCGTCTTCCATTAGATCGACGCTACCCATAGACCAAGATGCGCCAGAAACAACACCGATGATAGCAGTATTTGGCGCAAACTGACCCTTGATGTTTCTGAGTTTCAATAGTCTATTTGGCTTATCCCAATCAGCAACATAGGCTTTTGCTGTTGCTGCGTTCAATGATGCACCTTGATAGACAATTTCCATGTTGTCATATGTTCCAGTGCCACCAGCATTTAATGTGTACTCTAGTGCGAATGCCTCTATACTACCGATGCGGTCAATCTCTTCGATGCCAGTGTTCAATAACTCACCGTTGTATTTGAATGTTTCAATATTCAATCCATACATATACGGAGCAGCCTTTCCCGCTTGGAAGAAGTTCTTTTCTTCTTCCACTTGTTTGATCTCAAGAAGTTTTTGTTGCACAGGAAGATAGATTAGGTCGCCTTCCTTTGGCGTGTTTCGAAGAGCAGGATTGATTGCTCGTTCGAATGTTCTGCGCGCAACAGCAACCTTCGCGGACTTTTGAATCTCGAGACCAAATTTAGCAAAGAACTCTTGATTGCCTTCAAAGTCATTGAAAGTTTCAAGGTACATATCGATCTTATAGGCAGAGTTGAAACACTTGACGGGATCGTCGCCGAATAGATCGTCAAGGCTCGACTGCGATGCTCTAGGAAGATAGTAGATGTCGATGCCGTGATTGCGGATCGATTCAATGATCAAATCTTCTATGAGAAACTGTTCTCTTGTTGCACCTTGATTGTTGAAATACACAGAAACGGGCATTGGTTTATCCCACTAGCATCTGTGGCGGTAGTTCGTACTCTTCTCTCAACTTCGTGTGTAACAATTCAACCTCAGCAATGGCATCTGTGTAGATCTTTTCGCCGTTTACAACTAGCCCACCTGGAAGTGTGTAGTTAGTATATTTGCTTAGATTGTTGCCCCATTGCATCTTGAACAATGCAGTAGTGTACGACTTTAACCAACTGTCATTATAGACCTTTGAGTATGTCGTTGGGTCGACAATTCTTGTTGCCTGGAAAACTAAAAAATCACCAACAGCAATTCTACCAGTCCAGTCCATCTGAATATCAATCTGGTTTACTTTTTTATTGTAGGTAAACGGCAACTCGCCAGTGACAATCATATCAAGCATTGCAAGATGTTCTCGAGCAATAACATAGTAAGTGTACGAAGATGACAATAGGTTATAGAAATCGTTTAGGCGAATCTGATAGTTAATGTCAAAGATATTAAATCCAGCAGAACTGTTGGATGCAATAGTTCCTGAATTGATTGGAAGAATACTGCTGACGCCAACAATCGAATCAGCAACGGTGATGTATGTGTTAGATACATCACCCGCTGTCACCTGATGAGCAAGATAGATCTCCTCTGTACCATCGTAGTGATAGTCTCGGAATTTCTGTAGTGCATCATCGATTCGATCTTCTAATTGATCGTCGTCGACATTGATGTCAATTACAGGAAATCCGAGTTTACGGAGACAGTAATCTTTTAATTGAGATCTAGATGCTGGTGATGCCATTTTATCTCTGCTTTAGACTGGTGGTGGAACTGGCTGCTGCGGAACTTGCTTCTGTGCTTGCATAATAACCTTGTTGAGCGTCTGGTCAACAACACGATGTGGCAGTTCACGAAGCGCACCAATGACAATGTTAATTTCGTTGATGTTCAATTCTAGTGTGATCACTGTTTCAGTTTGCATATTTTCCATTTTCAATACCTCTATAGTTTAAAATTACGAAACGATCCATGGAAGATTATTTCCAGTTGCTTCTTCAACTGGGTTCTTCTTGTCACGAATTTGCTTGTTGATTTGCTCATCAATATGGTCTTTATAGCCGCCAACAACAACAGCCTGGACCCAACCAAGAACAATATCTTCTGTCAAACTATTGTAGTCTATAAAACTGCTTGGGTCAAGTTCTGCAACTTTGAATGGAGTTGCTCCACTAAAGGTGCCCGAATAATTGTCCGCATCTGTACCCGTAAGAGTCCAGGTTGTACCGATAACGACATTGCTTAGATTTGCAGCAGATGTCTTCTTTAGACTATTTAATTTCCAATTATAAGTAAGCATTGATTAATCCTTTGTTTTGATTAATTGTTGATATATTTAGGCTTTCCTTTTAATCAACTTTTTATCTGTTAGAAACCTTAATCGATACCAACTTCTAATTCTATTGTCCAACTTGAACTCGTGCTACCCGAAGTGGCTGACAAACTCCATCTTGTAAATCGATTTGTACCAGAAGTGCTGAGACTAAATGTGATACTAGTTGCACTAGCCGTGCCGCCACTAGCAGTACCAAGATCAACAGAACCAAATATACCAGAAGTTCTTGTCCATGTCCAACTTGCTGATTGTGTGCATGAAATGGTCCTTGTTGCAGAAAATGCACCCACATCATCAACCAAACCACTAGCTGGTGTAAATACACCCCCAGAGGATGCTAACTGCGTTCCATAAAAGTCAGCAAAACCAATCGTCCCAGAAGGAAATGTAAATGGTCCTGCGCTACTTGTATAATACTGTGTTCCACGATACGAATTTAAATCATATCCGCGACCGAACTCATTATTTATATCTAGTAAACTAATGACTCCTGAAGACGGAAGTGGCATCAATTAATCCTCTGTTTGATATATTTATTCGCTGTTTTAATCTTCGACAGCATTTGCATAGTAATCGGTCGTTCTTAGGTGGTTATATGCTTGTGTAATGTGGTTGTCTGGTGAACTCACATTGATAAAAAATTTACAAATGTGATCCATTCCAGGAGTGCTGATACTGGCATGATACTTGTTGTCAGTCGGATTTACACCAATAAATCCGAGTGGCTGCGCATTGTTTGCTCTTGCTGCTGCATCTTTCCACACTGTAACAGCAATTTTACCGATATATCCCGCCTTCCAATACACATCTGGACCACGAGGACCTGCAGTCAAACCGTCTGATCTTGAAGAATCTGGCGGTGGTGAAACATCTGCCATTCTTTTTTCCACATCAACCGCAGTGATAACATGATATGCGTTTGAAACGGTGACGCCTGTTCCTGGTAATTCATAGTCTCTAATGAATGCCATTATCTTGTCTCCAACCTTATCTTTAAAAGTTCAATTTCTTCTCTTAGACTATTTATGAGTTTTGTTTGTTCCTTAAATGCTTCAATAAACAAGCCAGCAAGGTTTCCGTATGATACACCATACTCATCGATGTCCTCTGCGTATGTAACAACTTCTGGAACAACTTCGTTAATTTCTTGGGCAATTACACCGAGTTGGCGTGTTTTCTTTTCGTCGTCAATTTTGTTATAGAAGACCCCGCGAAGACTATTTACTTTATCTAGCGCGTTGTCAACTGTAACAATATTTTCTTTTTTCCTAGAATCAGAATATGCGACAATATTTCCAGTTGAATAGATTGCACCACTGACATATAAACCATAAGAAGAAGATGATGTAGAAGTGTTGATACTTTGGCAAACATTGCTATAATGATAATATTGCGCCCATCTGCCCCCAGTCTCATAATAAATGCCACCATTAGAAGAACCATCAAACATTAAGTG